TACTCTAATAAGTTTGTTTCCCAGTCACGATCATGTGGTGCCACCGGAAGGCTTGTAGATCCCCCTCCAATATTTTACCGCGCCAGCTATTATAAACCCAGTAGGAGCAACACCAGACAAAACAACAAACTTATTAGAGTAGATTAAAGCTGGTTCTTCTTCATAAGTAACACTTGGTGGATCACCCATTGTCCATGAATTATACCCTGTTGATAAGACAGGCTCAGAGACTAAGGGATACCCAACTCCTGAGCTTGTAGGGGAATATAGGGTGTTGATAGCAACATTAAATGGCGTTGTAGTAGGATCAGTTCCATTAGCCATATCTCGCAAGCTTCCCCTTATCATGTCGCTTAGTAGTATATTATGTGTATATTCGGTATTTGAATCAAGCGATATTTCTCCAGTATAGTCTATTAAAAGACCTATAATATCCCTTGCTGTAATTGAGATTATATTTGATGCCTCGTCATGAGAAACACCATCCTTCCTAATATAGAAAACACCTTCCCTAGCTCCGTTATCATAAACAATAATAGCGAGTCTATAGTATTTAACCTTACCTATTACATTAGTCCCTAGTGTTGTAAGTAAATTTGAGTTCATCCAGCTATCAGCTTCAGTTTCAAAATATAATAGCCTAGATTCGAGGGCGTGAAAATCTACGCCGCTTATCGCCCTTGGGTCAAGGTTAAAAGAATCTCTATCATACCACTCTACGGTATGGAGAACATTACTGCCTTGGGGATCATCGAATGCAACAAATTCTAAGGTGTACATTAGCTATTACTCCTTATTACATTGCCGTTATCAACCATTCTTGCCAAAGACACGTTATCCACAACCCGAAGCACATATTTAGGTTGTTTAGAAATTCCTGATTCTATAGCGTTGGATATTGCTTTTATTATATTACCATTACCACTATTAATTGCGTTCAATAACGGAAGATTTTCGGCTGTTTGCCCTGCGTTTACAACGAACTCTGGCTTTGAGTTTTCATTTATAGCTATCATCTTAGCTCCTGGGGTTGTCATTCCCCCACCTGCTAATCCTAACCCGCCAGTTAGTCCGCCGTTTTGTAATCCAAATAGACTCCCAAATAAACCCCCACCGCCAGAAGCAGCTGAAGCAGCCCCAGAAGCAGGGCCTCCAAAAATAGAGGTTAAGAATTTCATTACAGCAGATGCAGCTAATTGAGCAGCCATTTGTATTAACATTTGTTTAAACGCATCAACCATAGCACTAAAACCGCCTGAAAACCCAGCCTCGAAAATACCAGCCATTGTCTGAGTAGCAGATCCGATTCTTGACTCCATACCTGTTACGGTAGAGTCGAATGAAGCGCCAATTGCTGTAAAAGCAGTTTGGTATTCTTCTATTATTCCGAATGGGTTAAAGTCTACTTGCTTCACGCCTGTAGAGGCTCCGCCACCTCCGCCTGTTGAGGTATCACCCCCAACTTTAGGAGTTATAGGGTTAGCTTCTACTTCTTCTTTGGTTTTGCCCCACAATTCAGCTATAGCGAAAAATGCAGCGTTGTTTTGAGTAACAAAGTTATCAACTATCCCCTGAAATCTAGCATCTAATTGGGACAATGTTTTTTCTGTACTCTCGTCAAATCCTGAAGTATCAAGAGGGTCAGAGAATACATCTTTAATCCCGGCAAGATCAAAAGAAAATACTGAGTTTACGAATACATCCCAACGTTCAACTAACTGCGATAGTATGTTAACAAAGTTTTTACCGAAGTTTTCAAAAGCCTTACCAGCTAGTTTTAATACCCCGGGGATTTCTCCTATTGATTCAGATATTGCCTTGAATGCAGCAATAATTCTTATAGTTATAGTTGATATTGTTTTTGATAAGGCAGAGAACCCAATCTTTATAAAGCTGAACAATTTTGAGAAGACATCTATGCTATTACTAATAACAGAGTTGTTTGTTTTCATTGAAGTGTTAAAGTTCTCTATCTTCTGGATAATACCGTCAAATCCACCCTGCATTTTAGTGCCTGTAAGTTCCCCGAAAGTTATAAGGGCGTCATTAGCTGCCTTTTGGATTCTTCCAAGCTGTTCAATAAACGATTTCATTTGTCTTGCTATGATCTGATCGGTGGTACCACCAGCGTTTTGCAATTCCTTAGCAAATCCTTGAATAGCTCCTTCGCCTCTTGAAAATGCTTCAGTTACGCCAGATAAAGCCCTTGCCCCGAAGATCTGTTTTAATGCAAAGTTTCGCTGTTGCTCAGAAGCTCCTTTAAGCGCAATAATCAAATCATCAAGTATTGCGGAGAATGGGCGCATTTTACCAGTGACTTTATCATAGGTATTAACCCATTTATCAAGCTCTTTTCTTGTTTCGGATGTTGGAGCTGAAAGGTTTATTATTGCACGTCTTAATTGAATACCAGCTTTTGACCCGCGAATACCAACGTCAGCCATAAATCCTAGCACTGCAACTGTTTCTTCAAATGTGTTATTATTTTGTCTTGCTATAGCCCCAACAGTTGCAATCGCTTCACCAAATTCACCAATACGCCCCAATGACATTGTATTTGCCTTAGAGAATATATCAACAACTTTAGCAGCTTCAGAGAATGGGATTTTAAAGTTCTTCATCGACTTAACTAAGTTATCAGAAGATTGTGCCATTTCTATCTGAGCGGCTTTAGCTTGCTTAACAACAGGGCGTATAACCTGCATTTGCTCTGCTGAACTTAAAGAGGCTGAACCTAAATCAAAATAAGAACCTGCTATTGAAGCAGCGGAAATGTTAAATTCTTTAGCAAGATCACGAGCTTCTAATCCCATTGATCTGAACTGTTCTTCAGTTGTAGCCTGTACGGAAGTACCTTTTCTTAATTGCTGTTCAAATTTTGCATAAGATAATGTAGCAGCCCCAACGCTAACGGCTATAACCCCAACTGCAACCTTAACGGTTTTGCCAAGTCTTGAAAAAGCCAAAGAGGTAGAAGCTATTTGCTTATTTGTAGTGGTTGCAAATGTTTTCATCGAGGCGGAAGCACGAGCAAGATTAACATTAAACCTTGTTATATCTGCGCTTACAACTGCATTAAGTGTTCCTACTCTAATTGACATTGATATTCCTTTGTAAATTCGTCTATATCCGGCATACCAGCTGCCAGCCACGCATCAAATATTTCTTTTTTTATTTCAACTAAAGGCATGCCACCTGCAATATTGCGAGCATCCTCTTCAGTCTCGATTGTTTTTGTTTCTTTTATTATCCCGAAAGACCTTAAGAGAACCATTAAACTATCTTCTTGGTGTAGCGTCTTTGATCTTCTTTTGTTTATGATTTCTAAATATCCGAGTAAATCGTCAAAATACAAGTTTTCTATTTGGTCAGGCGTCCAGCCGTACTCATAAGAAAACTTTTCATATATTTCTAACCAATCTATTCTTGCAGTCTTTCCGCTTCTTGGCTCTCCCCCGGCTCTCCCTGCATTAACGAAATACAGTGTTCAAAAGCTTTCATAGGGCTAATGTTATCAGCATCCATTAAATCTTCAACCTCTTCCTTTGTGATTCCCTTCGTGTCTGCATCATAAAAGATTGTTATGAGGTCTAACATTTGGTCTACGCTTCCGCATGATTTGGCAATATCGATTTCACCAAAATCTATTAATGATTTACCGAAAAACTCTTCTAATTTTCTATACGTTCTTGTCTTTGGTCGCTTTGGTAACATAATAATCTCCTTCTATATATAAAGGGCGGGTTTCCCCGCCTTATGCTGTTTGAATTGCCCAGAACCCTACTTGCTTACCAGCTTCTCTTGTCTCGTCTGCTAAGGCAGTAAATGAAACATTAAGCTTTGTGTTTTGAGTTTTCTCGAATGTGGCTGAAAGATCTGTGCCAGAATTAACTTTAAATAACACAAGTATAAGTTTTTTACCATCGCAAAGATCATGTTCGAATCTAAGCGCACTTGAAGTAATACATGATTTTCCACCGAAGTGCTGAACATCCCATGTGCTAAGTGCTTCCGGGGTGAAACCAGTAGTGTCACCTGTTTCTGTATCCCAATCTGCTGCGTCAACGCTTGCTGCTGCGTCAAGCGCTGCGTTAATTGATTGTCTAATACTTTCTAGGTTAAATTCATCCAAAACTGCATCTACTGAAAAGTTTTCTTCAGTAATCCATTCTTTAGTTTTTACAGTAAGGGTAGATGGAACAAATGGTGTTTTTGTGTTACTGTAATTATATGTAAGGTTTTCAATGTAACCTACATCAACGCCTGTTCCTAACCCTAAATAAAGGCGACCAGTACCAAGTCTTACATTGTCTGTGCTTGCTGCCATTAGTTCTCCTTAAGTATAGTTTGCTTATACTTGATAATAAACGGCTCTCTAAACTTTTTCTTCAAAGCAGGAGTAATTTCTATTTTACCGAATTTCCCCCAATTCCCTTCTTTGGTAAATCCGAGAACTTCAACAAATTCTTTTTCCTCTAACTTTTTAACTTTCTTTTCTTTATCTTCTTTCATTGTTTCTCCTAATATGTTTTAGGGATAAGATAGATTGTGTATTCAACCTTCCGGGAAGGTATTTTAAAATCATCGCTAAAATCTCCAAAAATCGTATTTGTCTTTGTCATCCTTCTGAAACCATAATCATCTAAACACTGTTGTTTATTTTGGAATAGATCTCTTATTCTCTTCATTATCGGCTCAACATCTTTTGCATAGATAGTAAACACAACACGCCTTGTTTCTACTATATCTTCAGAGCTTGTTAAATATTCCCATGTTATCAATGGGAAATCTGGCGTTTCAGGTGCAAACTCCCGATAAATACCATAAGGTGTTGAAACTTTACCAAGAAGTGTATGCATTGTTGCATCGTCTCTTAATGTTGTGTGGATATATTCATCTAAAGTCATATTAAAGCCCTTCTTAACCTTCTGCGCAGATTAGCCCGGTTATCTTCCAGCGCAGGATAAAGAAAAGGGTAAGCCCGATTCCTTATAGTTCCGTATTCAACATTTGGTGCGTAATCAACGTCGGTGTATGTTGCAGCCTCAATCCTCTTCCGTAACAATCCACGCGATACGGTAGCATCGGTGTTTCTAAAGCTTTGCGTAAGCCTCATTGTTTGATTTTCATATCTCTTTTGAGCATGAGCGTTAGCTCCGTGGCGAGATTCAGCATTATTTAAAACACCTACCGTTGTTTGTTCAACAGCGTCCTTAATTTTTTCTGTCTTAACCTTGCTATATAGTTTAAACCCAGAAAGAACACTATTAAGCCCTTTAACGTGCTTCAGCGCCATTTGATTTCCTTGTATATACTTCATAATGATCTTCGTAACGTTTCATGAAAACAACGTATTCAAAAACACCTTCAGAATCATAAATTAAATCATCTTCCACAACTGCAATATCTTCACGGCAATAGATAACGTTCTCAATCATTTCTTGAAGTGCAACAGGAATATTTTTAGTGTTGCCTCTGTATGGCTGCTTATCCCCTACAAAAGTTTCAACAGTTGATTCATTAGCTGTTGGCAATCCCTTATCGTCGTAAGTCGGTGTTGTACGCTTTATGGTGTAAGATTCAGCCCAATCATCAAGGATTTTATCTGTATCATCTTGCAACAAAGAAAAATCTAAACTCATGACTGGATACCAAACTCGTTAACTTCGAAACCTTCAAAAGTAAATGTATCAATATCAACATCCTGTGTTTCCAGAAGAGAAGCCCTTTGATCTTTTAGCCATTTGAGGTAATCTTTCCATGATACTTTTTTATCGCCGATCTCGTAATCAAATTTAGGATTATTTACACAATCCAGAATCTTATCATTAATAGCGGAAAGCATTTCCTGTGTAGTTGCCATGTTACCTCTTAAATGCGGGGAGCCGAAACTCCCCTGTTATATTTAGGCTACGCCTGTGGATTTGATAACGTATTTGTAATCTTTCGCGAATGCCTGACCGTTCATTCTTACTTTGAACTGATATTTAACATCACGTTCCCAACCGTCGCCCTGACTTCCGTCGCGGGTCATTACTTCAAGAGGCATAACCTCTTTCCACCCAAACTGCTTTTTGAAGTCTCCGAGATACCATTCGGTAATAGAAGACATATAAGGAGTCTCTACAATTTTGTAAGATCCTGCAAATGGGTTCATCTCGTTATTGCTTGCATCTGGAAGAACAGTGTTAGAAATAAGCATACGAGCCTTAGTGTAAAGAGCGTTAGGTACAAGCATAGTTGTTGCCATTGGGTCGATAGGATCGCCGTTTTCGTCTGTCATGTCTTTAAGTAAAAGGCGAGCAGCGTCAATGTCTGTCCAATCAGAAAGAGCGTTAGTGATAAGATTATCCTGTGTGTGAGGTTCTGCCCCTGCATTCTGATAAAGGTCTGATTGAGTACCGCCAGGGTAATAAACTTTGTAACCATCATAATCAAGGATTGATTTCATGATAATCATTTCTTGCTGCTTTGCAGCAGTTTCACCCATAGCCTGTGCGCGAAGAATAACAAGACCGGATTGGTCATGCTTGATCATTTCTTCGGTAATATCCAAAATCACACCATACTTCTGAGTCCCAACAGTTACAAATTTTTCTTGGATATTTGCGTTATGTGGATAAGGCTCTCCCTCTGCAAGTTTTTTCATGTTCTGGGTAAGGTAAGCGCCTGGGATTGTGTCTAGTCTAAGTGAAGAAGGGTAAGTTGTAACGAGGTCACGCCATACACGAGGATGGGCGTTGTAAGCATCGATAACAATCTTAGACAAAAGAGATTTTGTCAAAACTGGGAATGCTTTTGAACCTACAGCTTCATGAAGCCCCTTAATTGAACTCATGTAATCAATAGCTGTTGCCTTGCCATCTTCAATGCGTTTCATAATGCTTTCGGTAAGCTTTTTTGCTTTTGTGCGTTCGCTTCCTGCTGCTTCGTTAAACTGTTTTTCAAGTAATCTATAATTAATCATTATCTACTCCTTACACGTTCATGAGTGCAGGTTGAATAAGCACTTCGATTTGGGTTTCAGTTGTTGAGGTTTTTGTTTTAGTACAAATACCGATTGGGCTTGTAGCACCTTCAACTACTGTCTGATTTTCTGCGTTTGTATCGTCTGCATAAACTTCTACTGGATCACCAATATGGATTGCAGCTGCTGTTTTCTGAGTTAAGAGGAACCCTCCGTTATAACCGACCCTGATTTCTTCTGTCTCACCATCTGCTGAAGCGTCAAGAGCTATACCAACCATTTGAGCGGCTACTGCTGCGCGGTTTGCGGCTGCCAATCCTGCATCAACCATTCTTTCAGGTGTTACAGCTTCATTTAATACTAGGGTTGCATCATCGGCCACGTCTGCTGCTACAGCACGGCAAACAATATCACCCACCTCAACCACGAGTGAAGAAGGGGATGCGATCATTACAACTCTATTGTCGTTTTCGTTAATTCTGTTTACGTTAGCCATTATTCGTCTCCTTCGATTTCATCGAGGTCAAAAGTAGTTTCTTCTTCGTCTCCTCTGCCACCGTGTCCACCAACTGCGTTGATTGACTCTTCCATGCTAATAACGATCTTCTTCGCGGTTTCTTCTCCAACTTGGATAAGTGACTCGCGCAAAGCTTCTGTTTTTGCATCTTCAGGAAGTTTACTTTCTTTCAGTAAAGAATCGATCTTTTCAGTAGATTCCTGTACACTTACTTTAAGTTCTAGCGCTGTTTTCTCTGCTGTCAGAGTTGCGTTTGCTTCCTTAAGTGTTTTAACCTCATCATTTCTTGAATCAACACCCTCTGCGAACGCTTGTTCAAAAATGGATGGTGCAGATTCTTTAAGTTCTTTCAATGTTTTAATCATTTGTTCTCCTATCTCCTCAAAAAACCCTTTCGTAGTAGCGGGTTTAGTTACAATATCGATTGAATTAACAACTGTTAACTCTTCGACTACGTCTGTTTGTCCTTCTCTATAATATTTACCTGAAGCATCAATAGAGTTCCCCGCTAAGTTAGGGAATTTCTCTGCGATATTAAAGATTTTTTCTTTTACTGCATCTTCGCATATAAGAAGAAGGTCACCTTTCACTTTTCCTTCCTCAAATCTTACATTACTGTACCCACCAACCAAATCACGGAAAGAGCGGTTTACATCTTCGCCATGATCCATGTAAGCTTGCGCACCCTCGAATAAAGGAATAGCTGCGTTCATACAATTGTCTGTGTATCTACGACCATTCAGAGACTCGGAAGCAAGTAAAATCATATTCTTAATTATACCATTGTCCCGGTCTATTGTTGCCCCGGCTGTTGCTTCCTTGAAAATAGCTCTTATTTTAACATCTTTCATTTATTACCTCTGAGATAAAATATGTGTAATCTCTAATAATTAAAACCATTACACCATTAACGTTGTCAACCGTATGAGTAAGTTTTTGTTGACATTTATTATTCCTCTATAACAAGTTCTAAATAGCAGTAGCATTGAGGATGCGCGGGTAAATCAGGCGGCTCACTTTTTGGGAAGAAAGCACCTTCTAAATCTGTGCATATCGGGCAAGGTTCACCCGATGCAGTGTGCCAAATATACCCCTTTATCCATGATTTACTATTTGCATAAGCTTTTGTAGCTTCGCTGTATGCCGTTGCCGACTCAGTTCTTGATAATCTTAATGCGTTTTGATATGCGTTGCGATATACACCGCGTCCGGGCTTGTATAAAAAAGTTAAATCGTTTGTGCTATTTGGGTTATTCAAGAACCCTTGTACCGCTTTTGCAATTGCCCTTGATGAATCTCCGTTAACAATGCCTTGGTTAACAGTGCTTAGAATTGCCTTCTCTGCTGATCTGGTAAAATCCCACACTCTTTCTGATAAGGAAAAGCCAGCAGGTCTTGAAGCTTCTATCTTGGATAGTGTTTTTAACCTTAGTTTATACCAAAAGCTATCCGTGAACGGTTGCCCACTATACCTCATAACTACACCGGAGTTATTTAAATACGAACTACCTAAAAACGGTGATCTCTTTCCGGTGCTTCCGATAAGTGAGAAAGTATGAGATTTAAACCCAAAGTCAGCAGATTTAGCCATTGAGGATAAAACAAGGGCTTTTATTTCTGGTCTCATTGACCTAATGGCTTTTTTAACTTCTCTGCCTATTGGAAGAAGCCCGGCTGATATGATAACCCCGTTCCTAGTGTGCTTATCGATAACTTTGATTATATCGTCTGCGGACCTAGTAAACAGTGCGTTAAAAACAGCGTCATGTTCTCTTAAGTAAAGAAGCCATTCAGCGTTAATTTTATCGAGCCGTGTTTTAATGCTCATGGTGGTGTAACATTTCCTCTACTTCTTTGTTTTTAAGCGTTTCCTCTGATTCGTCTATTCGCTTTTTCTCTTCTTCGTAATCATAACCAAGTTTTTCAGCACATGTTTCATCAGATACCCAACCATTAATCTTTTGAATCTGCAAAGCTTCTGATTCTGCTTTTGGGTCACGATGGATAAGAACAGGGAAAACTACTTCGCAATCACTTGAAACATCTTTCATTACTTTTACAAGTTCGCCATCCCCGTTCTTCTCTTCTGTTTCGTATCTTTCAGGAATCTTGCCAACCCATTTACCGTGATCAACTACTTTCCTAAAGATCTCTTTGAAAACCTTCTCGAAATAATCTTGATGACCTTCAAAAGCTTTAACCATTGGAGATTCAGAAACCATTGTTGAAGAGTAGTTAGCATTTGAGCTATCCCCAGACACAACGTATTCGGTCAATCCAGATCCGGCAGCAATCATAAGAGTTAAGTTTCTTCCGTCGTCCTTAGTGTCCGGGGCATTAATATTTAAGCTCTTTAAATCCCAATCTACACCCTTGCTAGATAAAACAGTACCGGATTTAAATTTAGCTTTTTTATCTGTCTTGGTTGTTGAATTTGGCATTTTAGCACCAACGGCAGATGCAGCAGAGCTACCCTTTACATTCCCAATAACCATAAAGTAAGACCTAAGTTTATTAAGGTTCGTCCTATCCTGTAACCAGTTTTGGTAATCAGTAAAGTATTTTCCTATCCCGGTGTAGAAACTAACTCCGCGCTTAGTGTTTTTATTCACCATGATTTTATTATGGATCATATTCCTTGCTGGTATAGTTTCATAGTGCTGCATATTATTTTCATCTACCCATTCGCGGTAATATCTAACGGGGGTTTCGGCATCACTTGGCATTGTCTCAATACCGTATGAGTATTTATCAGATTTTATTTCCTGTGCGTTAACAGATCTTATCTTCGGCATATTTTGGAAAAAGAACTGAAGGAACTGTTCGCCATCTACAAGGGTACGCCTAACCAACTCTTTTGATCTTTCGTCAAAGTCATTAGCTTTATAGAACTCATCCCAATATTCCTGCGCAGGTTCATCTAGTGCTTTAATAACACATCTTTTCCCAACTACAAAGTCAATAATAGCCTCCACAACTCTTCTTGCCATTGGGTTAGTGTAGTATAGATTCCACGCCTTGCCACGCATACTAGATAAATCACTTTCGCTATAAACCTCAGTAGGATCGCTTGACCAAGTGTCCTCATCCGAATCTTTTGCCCAATCAGGTAGCGATTCAAGCATATCTAGTTGTTTCTCTAGTTGCATTACATTTAATTTCTTTTTTAGCTTTTCTTCTTTTGATAATCCAAACATATTAACCCCCTGTGTATTCTCCATAGTATAAATCTTCCAATAGTATAACAGCAGAAGATGTTGAACCGCACTTCACTGTAAACACAGGAGTGTCACTTATCTTATAGAACTCGCATTTATAATCGTTCTCATCATAGTCTATAAGCTCATAACAATAAACCGTTTCTCCTTCACACCAATAAATCCTATCTCCAATCATTGGTCTAATGAAATTCCTTGAGTTCTTTTTAACTATTATCATATTACCCTCGTTATCTTGGTAAAGGTTTTGAAAACCCACCCTTTCTACCTTCAGCTATGTATCCTTTTCCAAAGTCAGGGGCATTCATGACGCGTTTCTTGCTTATTATTTTTAACCTTGTTATATCGAACCATTCGTGTTCTATGTTCTTGTTTTCTTTTGTTATCTTAGATGTTACAATAGCCTGAACACAGCCGTATAGGTCGAAACTAATGGAAGTTACCACCCCGCTAAAACCTGTGACTAAATCTTCCGCCTCTAATCCCAGTAATGCTAAATGTTCTTCAGATCTCATATTTTCTCCTATAGAGCTACTTCGCCCCAAACTTCAAAGCTATCGCCTTGGTTACAAATTATTCTCATATAATTGGCGTACACATCAGCGTCGCCATCATCCGTTGATCTTCCTATTCTCTTTTTAATATCATCTTTGCTTTCTACAGCAATCACTTTATCATTTTTATAAGTATAGGTAGGGCTTGATAAATCCTCGAATAACATTTCGTCGTAGGTGAGAGACAGTTCTCTATTCCTTACGCTTTCCCTGTAAAGCCACCACATTGCAGATCTAAGGTTCTGAAAATAGAACCCGTCATACTCCCAATCCTTAGCAGAAGCGCCGGAAATAATCTCCGTAACTCCATACCCTCTACGTCTTAGAATATCCACAACGCCAGCACCTAACCCTACACCGTCAATCCCTACATTCCCATGAGGGATACCATGTTTTTTAATAAATAGCTCTACCTTATCCGCGGTCTGGTCAATACTTAACCCTTCAAACTTACCACGCTCTATTGTGTGGTTTCCTTCCATGTAGGTTAAAACAGTCTTATCGTCACCGTACCTGGCAACGTCCACACCTAAAACCTTAGTACCGATTATTTTCTCGATAGCCATGCCATCTTCAAGCCATGCGTACTGAATAAGCAAGTTAGGAGCGTCGTCATATTCCCAATTACCAAATCTAAGCCTTTCACGCATTGCCTTATTCTCTATATTATCCAGCTTCTCAATCGCTCCATCTTCGCGGAAAGTATTATCATCCACAAGAGCAGTAATAAACACACGCCCCTTTTTAAGTTCACCACGCTTAGCAGGTTTGTAGAAACCAGAATAAAGCCACCCTTTTGTTGGGTTACAAGTTATAAAGATCTTTGCCTTAATATTATACTTTGTGTTATACTGCCTGTTTATTCTCGATGTCATAACAGCATAAGCAGCATGGACAATTTCACCCGCTTCTTCTAGCCACCCGCCAGTATATTCTTTTGACCCAAATCTTTCAAACAATGGGTCAGATGGTAAGAATTTCATTTCGAGCATATCAATACGAGATCCGTTTTTATGCTCTAAATAATTATCCTGCCCATTATACTTCCAATCACTAGCAGGGATGCCGTAATGTTTCAAGACCTTATAGAAGGTTATTAAGGTTGAATCCCTAATGTCCTTCAGTTTGGACCTACCAACAAACCACTTTGTGCCGGGGTATTTGTAACACATCAGCATAAGCCAAACGCAACCGAGCCACGACTTGCCCCCATTCGCAGCCCCGCCGTACCCAACATCCTCAGTCTCGTCATCCATTAGGTAATCGAGAGCTTCCATTTGCTTTACTGATAATTCTATTTTAGGTTTCAAATCTCTCCTAGGTATTTAGTTTTGCTAAATCTACGCATCATTGAGAAGAAAATATCTTCGTAACGATCACCTTTATAGGCTGAGCTGGTTATTATGTAATCATCAATAACCTTTCCTCTTATATGGCTATCTCTGAAAACCATTATATAATTACCATTCTTGAGATTATCTGGTTTATTATATTTGAAAAGGTTGAAGTCAACCATATCTAAGCAAAGTACAGCTATTGTCATCTAACTAACTTCCGCATATCACCACTAAATTCTATCTCACAACAATCTTCATCTACATTTTCTTTGCTGCTAATGTTAGCAATAACAGGTCTGCCTAAAATAAGTTCGCCTGTCTCAGTGTAACTTACAGGGGTTTCTACTGTAATATCTCTACCTTTTACAGCCCAATCAATTCCTATCTTCATCACTCCTCCTCTAATCTTTACTAAATCGGAAATTTTATACTTCATTAAGTCACAACATAAACAAACACGCATTAATAAAGGATTTCATTTTGTGCCGTTTCTAACGTTATCTTACTCTAGTTCTGCATAATTCTAGCAATCTGTAATAGTCTTCCTCTTTTTGTGCCGATACCGTTGATAATACAAGCCCAAATTCGTGAGGATAAGCGTGAGCCACTCCCATAACTGGAACAGTTGATGCGTATGATAAACCATTAGCGTTTATAAATTCTCTATAATCATCCATATCAACGCAGATAACACATGTTTTACTGTGCCTCTTTGCGTGGGTGCTGTTATCCTTTGTGCTATGTTTAACCACAACAGCAAACTCAACTGGATCGTCATTACAACCCTTGTATGAACCGTTGTTTATCGCATCAAGGCGTCTCTCCAATGCTATAATTTCATCAAAAGAAAAACCCCAATCGCCTTCAATCAATGGTTTCTTCTCTATAGCAAATTCCAAAAGCTTTCGGGTATCACCTTCACTTATTTCATTAAGCTCTTCTATGACTATACGTTTACACATAACCCCTCCTATCTTTTTATACTTATTTCAAAACCTTCTACAGTACCAGAATGTTCAATTTCCTGCTTATCACTCCATCTATGATTTTTAAGCCAGAACATTGCCCCAGCTTTGTTTTGTCCATATAGTTGCTCTTCCGCAAATTTAGCTATATAAGTGATTGCGCTTTTTACTGTGTGAGCAAAGTTAGGCTTCCTATCTCTATAATCATAAAGACTATGCCTATCTGAAAAGCCAAGATACAAAGCTAATCCTGAGACGGTAGGAGGAACAAACCTTTTTACGTTTTGCCCATCTTCTCCTATAACTTCATTGCCCTTATTGTCTGTAACAACAATTAACCCAACCTCGGATCTAAAGTACTCATCTATCTTAAGTTTCATTTCGTTTGGTGTTGAATACATAGCCGCTTTAGTGCCAGACAAATCTTTAATCTTCTCTATAAGTTGTTTCTTTGTAAGCTTTTCTAGTTTGTCCATGTCAGTTCCTTTCCATCCCTTCCGCCTGTTCGCTTCGGTTTGGGTTGTATACTCTGTATAGGTCTATAGTTTGGATGATTAATTGCTCTTTAAATTGTTCAAATACGCCGGGTAATTTCTTTAGACATATCTCATGAATAGTTTTAGCATCGAATCCGTTTTTATCCACTCCAACCGTAAAGATATTTTCTACCTGATCTTCGGTCAAATCTGTTTTATCTATTACATCTTGTTTATAATCCATTTTGATACCTTTTTATCGCAGCAGCAAGCCGGAGTAATCTTTGCTTTAAATATCTATGTAGTTCTTTTTCTTTATGACTCATTTTCGTTCCTATTTTCTTCTGTCTGTCAACACATTACCATTTATGGATGTAGTCCTATAATCAATCTTAACCAAACCAATACTATTCCACGCGAGACACTCATTAACAAAAGCGCCAACCTTTCTCCAATATCCGTCCTTAAAATATTCCAAGTATACCATATCCCCTCACTTATTATAACCTACTATTTAGCTTTAATGTCAAATATTTATTGATCTTACATACTGTTTTGCGTACAGCTTCATGACTCACACCGCACTTCTTGCCGATCTCTCTAAGTGATAAGTCGTCAAGCCAAAGTATATAACGTTTCATTTGATCTTCAGGGAACTTGTCTTTTACTAGATCAATAACTTCCTGCTTTCTCGATGTTGGCTCATTGTATTCAAACTTATCTTCAGTAAATTCATGACCGTAAAATTGAATTTGGTTGCCATCAATTGACTTTTGCTTAACTTCTTGCTTGTAATATTTTAGCATTTCTTTTCTGATTTCGTTTAGCGGGAAGAAATATGATTTTCCAGTGTATTTTTTAACAGCGTTCCAGATCCCAATCCTTACACACTGCTCCGCTTCATCACGAGGAATGGAATTAGACCATTTCGCACACATCTTATTTGATAACGGTTTGAATATCTTTAACAACTTTTCAAACTCAGATTCTTTGTCTTTTGCTAATATTGCGATTTGGTCTGTATCCATTATGTCCTCTTTACCATTTTGTAGTATGAAACCACGAAAAGCGCAAGGCACAATAATATTTGCACCCCGCTCCTATATTTAATCCACCCAACGTAGCTAAACGCAAAATGAGACATTATAACGCCAGACAGTGCAAATTGTCCCCATTTAGATATAAATTTAATCATTTCACCACCACCATATAATCCAACCTAACTAAAATATCATTCTCAAAAATAGGGTAACTAGCGGCTGCATATCTAAAGTCACAAGCTAACTTATCAAGCTCAACCTCAAAAGCCCTGTCTGGTTCTGCTGTGTACCGTGGGATATAATAGTCGCGGTCAATCGTGCTTTTCCACCCATACCCATAATCATCGCACAACTCAGTTAACCGCTCTTCAAAGCTCTTCGGCTCTGTTACCTTACTACATGCCATTAATGTGATTAATACCGCTAAAATTAAGATAATCTTTTTCATTTTTCGCCTCCTATTTGCTTACTAAACAAAGGCTAGGATAAATAAAAAACACGTCAAGATAAATAAATTACTACTTTTTACTTGACACAAAAACAAATGAGATTAAATTGTACTACAGATAGTGAGAGATAAGAAAAACCTTGGAGGGAATTATGTTAGAAGTTAACTTTTGCAATTACAAGAAAGCCAGAGAAGAAATTAGAGATATTGAAGGTAATAATGTTTACAAATCTCTTAGTGCAATTAGCCAAGAAGTTGTAGAGACCGTTCTTTATGAGATCGGGAGAGATTCAGACACTCTTGAAGTGATGACAGGCTATATTCGTAATACTCCATTCGATCGTGACTGGGAAAC